GTGACACCGACAACGCGGTAACTAATTAAGCACTCATCGAAAGATGAGTATTAGTGATTATTTACCTATGGAAATAGTAAGAAATGGAACGAACAAGTTACAGCAAACTATCACAGCGTGACGTTGATCGCGCAGAAACAGATTTACTCATCAACCTGTCAACGCTTACCCAGCGTGGTCTGGCAAAGATGATTGGCTGTCATGAATCGAAGATAAGCAGAACGGACTGGAGATTTATTGCTTCGGTCTTGTGTGCTTTCGGAATGGCATCAGACATCAGTCCAATTAGCAGGGCTTTTAAGTATGCGCTTGATGGAATCACAAAGAAAAAATCCCCGGTGGTCGCCGGGGACGCTAAGCAAATTGATATGCAATTCTGAGGGAATTACTGGATCAATCTACAGGAGTCATTATGACAAATACAGCAAAAATACTCAACTTCTGCAGAGGTAACTTTGCCAAACAGGAGCGTAATGTGGCAGATCTCGATGATGGTTACGCCAGACTATCAAATATGCTGCTTGAGGCTTATTCAGGCGCAGATCTGACCAAGCGACAGTTTAAAGTGCTGCTTGCCATTCTGCGTAAAACCTATGGGTGGAATAAACCAATGGACAGAATCACCGATTCTCAACTTAGCGAGATTACAAAGTTACCCGTCAAACGGTGCAATGAAGCCAAGTTAGAACTCGTCAGAATGAATATTATCAAGCAGCAATGCGGCATGTTTGGACCAAATAAAAACATCTCAGAATGGTGCATCCCTCAAAACGAGGGAAAATCCCTTAAAACGAGGGATAAAACATCCATCAAATTGGGGGATTGCTATCCCTCAAAACAGGGGGACACAAAAGACACTATTACAAAAGAAAAAAGAAAAGATTATTCGTCAGAGAATTCTGGCGAATCCTCTGACCAGCCAGAAAACGACCTTTCTGTGGTGAAACCGGATGCTGCAATTCAGAGCGGCAGCAAGTGGGGGACAGCAGAAGACCTGACCGCCGCAGAGTGGATGTTTGACATGGTGAAGACTATCGCACCATCAGCCAGAAAACCGAATTTTGCTGGGTGGGCTAACGATATCCGCCTGATGCGTGAACGTGACGGACGTAACCACCGCGACATGTGCGTGCTGTTCCGCTGGGCATGCCAGGACAACTTCTGGTCCGGTAACGTGCTGAGCCCGGCCAAACTCCGCGATAAGTGGACCCAACTCGAAATCAACCGTAACAAGCAACAGGCAGGCGTGACAGCCTGCAAACCAAAACTCGACCTGACAAACACAGACTGGATTTACGGAGTGGATCTATGAAAAACATCGCCGCACAGATGGTTAACTTTGACCGTGAGCAGATGCGTCGGATCGCCAACAACATGCCGGAACAGTACGACGAAAAGTCTCAGGTACAGCAGGTAGCGCAGATCATCAACTGTGTGTTCAGCCAGTTACTGGCAACTTTCCCGGCGAGCCTGGCTAACCGTGACCAGAACGAACTGAACGAAATCCGCCGCCAGTGGGTTCTGACTTTCCGGGAAAACGGGATCACCACAATGGAACAGGTTAACGCAGGAATGCGCGTAGCCCGTCGGCAGAATCGACCGTTCCTGCCATCTCCCGGGCAGTTTGTTGCATGGTGCCGGGAAGAAGCATCCGTTATCGCCGGACTGCCAAACGTCAGCGAGCTGGTTGATATGGTTTACGAGTATTGCCGGAAGCGTGGCCTGTATCCGGACGCAGAGTCTTATCCATGGAAATCGAACGCGCACTACTGGTTGGTTACCAACCTGTACCAGAACATGCGGGCCAATGCGTTGACTGACGCGGAATTACGGCGCAAGGCTGCCGATGAACTGTCCTGTATGACCGCGCGAATTAACCGTGGTGAGGCAATACCTGAACCCGTAAAACAACTTCCTGTCATGGGGGGAAGGCCTCTAAACCGTGTGCAGGCTCTGACGAAGATCGCAGAAATCAAAGCTAAGTTCGGGCTGAAAGGAGCAAGTGTATGACGGGCAAAGAGGCAATTATTCATTACCTCGGAACGCATAAGAGCTTCTGTGCACAGGACGTTTCCGCACTAACAGGCGCAACAGTAACCAGCATAAATCAGGCCGCGGCTAAAATGGCACGGGCAGGTCTTCTGGTTATCGAAGGTAAGGTCTGGCGAACGGTGTATTACCGGTTCGCTACCAGAGAAGAACGGGAAGGAAAGGTGAGCACGAACCTGATTTTTAAGGAGTGTCGCCAGAGTGCCGCGATGAAACGGGTATTGGCGGTATATGGAGTTAAAAGATGACCATCTACATCACTGAGCTAATAACAGGCCTGCAGGTAATCGCAGGCCTTTTTATTTGGGGAAGAGGAAAGTCATGAAAAAACTAACCTTTGAAATTCGCTCTCCAGCACATCAGCAAAACGCTATTCACGCAGTACAGCAAATTCTTCCAGACCCAACCAAACCAATCGTAGTAACCATTCAGGAACGCAACCGCAGCTTAGACCAAAACCGAAAGCTTTGGGCTTGCCTTGGTGACGTCTCTCGTCAGGTTGAATGGCATGGTCGCTGGCTGGATGCAGAAAGCTGGAAGTGCGTTTTTACAGCAGCATTAAAGCAGCAGGACGTTGTTCCTAACCTTGCCGGGAATGGCTTTGTGGTAATAGGCCAGTCAACCAGCAGGATGTGTGTAAGCGAATTTGCGGAGCTATTAGAGCTTATACAGGCATTCGGTACAGAGCGTGGCGTTAAGTGGTCAGACGAAGCGCGACTGGCTCTGGAGTGGAAAGCGCGATGGGGAGATCGGGCTGCATGACTATCAAATCAAATACGCCATCACACGACAAGGACTGCTGGCAAACGCCGCTTTGGCTTTTTGATGCGCTGGATATTGAGTTTGGATTCTGGCTGGATTCAGCTGCGAGCGACAAAAATGCTCTGTGCGCTCACTGGCTAACTGAGGCCGACGACGCGCTCAATTCTGAGTGGGTAAGCCACGGTGCAATCTGGAATAACCCACCGTACAGCAATATCAGGCCGTGGGTGGAAAAAGCCGCTGAGCAGTGCATACAACAGCGACAGACGGTAGTTATGCTTGTACCAGAGGATATGTCAGTCGGATGGTTCAGCAAGGCTCTGGAGAGTGTTGACGAAGTTCGTATTATCACTGATGGACGGATTAATTTTATCGAACCATCGACAGGGCTGGAGAAGAAGGGAAACAGCAAAGGTTCCATGCTGCTGATTTGGCGACCGTTCATCAGTCCTCGACGGATGTTTACTACCGTATCCAAAGCGGCATTGATGGCGATCGGGCAGGGCGTCAGGAGGGCAGCATGAGACGACAGCGACGAAGCATCACCGACATAATCTGCGAAAACTGCAAATACCTTCCAACGAAACGCTCCAGAAATAAACGCAAGCCAATCCCAAAAGAATCTGATGTAAAAACCTTCAATTACACGGCTCACCTGTGGGATATCCGGTGGCTAAGACATCGTGCGAGGAAAACAAGGTGATTGACCAAAATCGAAGTTACGAACAAGAAAGCGTCGAGCGAGCTTTAACGTGCGCTAACTGCTGTGCAGAACTGATGAGCGATCCGAATAGCTCAATCTACGAGGAAGAAGATGATGGCTAAACCAGCGCGAAGGAAATGCAAAATATGCAAGGAATGGTTTCACCCGGCATTCTCAAATCAGTGGTGGTGCTGCCCGGAACACGGAACTCAATTAGCACTCGAACGACGAAGTAAAGAACGCGAAAAAGCGGAAAAAGCAGCAGAGAAGAAACGACGACGAGAGGAGCAGAAACAGAAAGATAAACTGAAGATTCGAAAACTCGCCTTAAAGCCCCGCAGTTACTGGATTAAACAAGCCCAACAAGCCGTAAACGCCTTCATCAGAGAAAGAGACCGCGACTTACCATGTATCTCGTGCGGAACGCTCACGTCTGCTCAGTGGGATGCCGGACATTACCGGACAACTGCTGCGGCACCTCAACTCCGATTTGATGAACGCAATATTCACAAGCAATGCGTGGTGTGCAACCAGCACAAAAGCGGAAATCTCGTTCCGTATCGCGTCGAACTGATTAGCCGCATCGGGCAGGAAGCAGTAGAGGAAATCGAATCAAACCATAACCGCTATCGCTGGACTGTCGAAGAGTGCAGGGCCATCAAGGCGGAGTATCAACAGAAACTTAAAAAACTGCGAAACAGCAGAAGTGAGGTTGCATGAATATCTACGAAAGAATTGATGGCAGCAAATACCGAAATATTTGGGTAGCTGGCGATCTGCACGGATGCTACACGAACCTGATGAAAAAACTGGAGACGATAGGATTCGACACCAAAAAAGACCTGCTTATCTCGGTTGGCGATTTGGTTGATCGTGGTGCAGAGAACGTTGAATGCCTGGAATTAATCACATTCCCCTGGTTCAGAGCTGTACGTGGAAACCATGAGCAAATGATGATTGATGGCTTATCAGAGTGTGGAAACGTCAATCACTGGCTGTTTAATGGCGGTGGCTGGTTCTTTAATCTCGATTACGACAAAGAAATTCTGGCTAAAGCTCTTGCCCATAAAGCAGATGAACTTCCGTTAATCATTGAACTGGTGAGCAAAGGTAAAAAATATGTCATCTGCCACGCAGATTATCCTTGTGACGAATACGAGTTTGGAAAGCCTGTTGATCATCAGCAGGTAATTTGGAACCGCGAACGAATCAGCAACTCACAAGACGGGATCGTAAAAGAAATCAAAGGAGCGGACACATTCATCTTTGGTCATACGCCAGCAGTGAAACCACTCAAGTTTGCCAACCAGATGTATATAGATACCGGCGCAGCGTTCTGCGGAAACCTCACATTGATTCAGGTACAGGGAGAAGGCGCGTGGGCATAAGAGAACTAAACCTCACCAAAGAACAGCACGAGTGGCTGAATGGCTGGCTTGAACTGTGGGGCGCATGGGTTTATTCAGGTCGTCTGGAAAAGCGCATGAGCAGCGTAATAGCTAAGTTCATGGAGAGCGTAGAGCCGGGAAGAGTTATGACAAGGCCAATGTGTAATGATGATGATGGAATGTTGATTTCTCAGGTCGTCGATTCCGTCATGTACATTGACAAGAAAGCCTTCGGCATCCTCCTCAGCTACTACGCTCATGGTTCTTCCAGGCACGCCATTGCATCTTACTATCATCGCGTCGCAAGACCTCGCAAGATGTTATGCCGGGGCGGCGGGCGCATTCAAAAACCATCGCTCGCAACCTGTCGACGGGAAGTTGACGAAATCCTTAATGCCTCGTTGTTTATGATTTACCCGGTTCTGGATAGTGCGTTTAAAAACCGGAAACGTGTAGAGAAAATTAAACATGTAGCATAGAACGTGTTGACATTATTGAGCAAATGAGCAACACTACTGGCATAAGCTGCCGTTAGTGACTCTTAAGTTGCAACGGTGGCTTTTTTTATTTGGGTCAGTCGTATAAAGGTCATTACGGAAGGCTGTTAACCTTCTTATCGTGGTTCGAGTCCACGCTGTCCCGCCAAACATGCTGGTTTAGCTCCAATGGTAGAGCAACTGACTTGTAATCATCAGGTCGCCAGTTCGATTCCGGTAGTCGGCACCATATGCGGGTATCATATAATGGCTATTACCTCAGCCTTCCAGGCTGATGATGCGGGTTCGATTCCCGCCACCCGCTCCAGATTTATTATCAGGCTCGCTTCGGCGGGCTTTTTTCATATCTGCGCCACGTTCGGTGCATATCAACCATAAAGCTTTTCATGGATGGGTTTACGGGATAGTCAGTGTGACTTCCTCCGTAGGCTGGTTACCCACTGGCGCAGGCTCTGCAGTTACCGCTGGGCAGTATCTGTGGAAAGTGCACGCTTTGGGCAGACTGTCATCATGTTGTTTCTGGTGGTGGCAGTGGATTTCACCGGGCGTCTGATGTCGGTACTGGCTGATGGTGTGATGATGCGTGGGATTGTGACATTACGGTGGTCGGTGATGAAAAGAAACAGTCTGAATAATGCTTGATTTTTTTACTTACTGTTTATTAGAAATACTGCCGTATGGCGAATCCCCATGTGTAAGAGGTTATCAGCAGGCTGGAATACTGGGGGGCGGCGCGGATTCAGGTGCTGATACTGAATTCACCGGGGCGGCCACCGGACCATGCATATATCAAAGTTGTGATTCTACTTATCATTTTCCTTGTGAGTTTTGGCTGCGCATGGCGCGGCCTTTTTTTACGATCTGCCACTGGCAGATGCTCATCCTGTGATTTTCTTCTGTTTCGGCCTTTTTTACTCTATTCCTGTGCATGGGAGAAATTCGATGTCGATTAATCGTTACGATATTGTGCGGGCAGCATCGCCATCAGATCTGGCGGACAAGCTCACGCAAAAACTGAAAGAAGGCTGGCAGCCGTTTGGTAGCCCTGTGGCCATAACTCCTTATACCCTGATGCAGGCGATTGCAGCAGAAGGTGATGTGGTGGTCAGTGGCACAACTGAGCCGGAGTGGTACTACGTGGTCGTGCTGGCCGGCCAGTCCAATGCCATGTCTTATGGTGAGGGTATTCCTCTTCCTGATTCATATGATGCGCCTGATCCGCGTATTAAGCAGTTGGCACGTCGCAGTACGGTGACGCCTGGCGGAGAGGCATGTGTATTTAACGATGTGATCCCGGCAGATCATTGTCTGCATGATGTGCAGGATATGAGTGTGTTCAGTCACCCTGAAGCAGATTTAAGCAAAGGTCAGTATGGGTGTGTCGGACAGGGCTTACATATCGCCAAACGTCTGCTGCCGTATATCCCAAAAAATGCCGGGATTCTGCTGGTTCCCTGCTCCCGTGGCGGTTCAGCATTTACAGCAGGGGCGGATGGTACATTCAGTGAAGCGACGGGGGCCAGCCAGAACTCAGCGCGCTGGGGAGTGGGTAAGCCGTTATATCAGGATCTGATACTGCGTACAAAAGCGGCACTGGCGAAGAATCCTGAAAATGTTCTGCTGGCGGTATGCTGGGTGCAGGGTGAATTCGATATGACAAACGCTGACTATGCTCAGCAGCCTGCAGCAGG